CCACCGGGGCCCTGCTGGGCATCGCGCTGCCCTCGTTCTGTGTAATGCGTCAAATTACGTGGTCAGTAAAAGGGTGCCGCGGCGGAACGCGAAGGAAGGCGAAGGAACCCGCTCCTAAACGCGGCGGAAGGCGCATGGCAGGCGGCGGAATTTGGAGGAAGGCGGTATAAAGCGTCCGTCAAATTGTACGTCAGTAAGTGGCGGGAACGCCGATGGAAAGGCGCTTTTTTAACTGCGAAATTTTGGCACCGTCCTTCCTTATCGGCCAAACGTGCGTTTTGTTGACTCGGTTCAATCAAATTATCCGTCAGTTTTCATCAAATTCCTTGGGAGGCAAGAAAAGCTCTTCAGGACGGGTTTTGTTCCTTACTTCACACAAAAGTGCATACACTTTGATGAGAGTGAAGCATACGTTGAGTAAGGCATTTTTGAAACTGCGAAACTTTCAACACGATTTTTCCAAATATAGAGGGGGGCATTTCGCACTGCGAAAGCACCCCCCTTATACCCCATACGGGTATCGTATTTTGCCTTGGCAAAGGCAATATTCACCATTTTTTGTATAACGGTCGTCGTTTCGCAGCATCGCCCGCGCGGGGCTCCGTTTCTAATCCTCTTTCATCTGCTTTTAATCCGAAGCTAACCGGTTTATAGCAGAATGTTTGCTCCAACGCTCAAAAAATCTCCCCCCGCCTCAGGAGCGGGGGGAGCGGTACCGCCTCTCCAGCCAGAGGGCCTGGCGGGCTAGCTCAAAGAAGTCCTCCGGGTTCTCCGGTGGCTCCCGGTGCAGCCAGTGCCGGATGAGGGCGGAGAGCTGTCCGAGGGGCGGGGGCTCACGCTCCAGCTCCCTCAGACATTGGGCAAACCCAGGGCCTCCAGGATGCCGTTCGCGACGGCCAGGGCGGCGAGGGGCTTCTCCTCGGTGGCGGCGCGCCAGGCCTCGGGCTCCAGGGCGAGCTCCCGGGTGAACTCCAGAGAGGAACTGGCGGGGGCGGTTCGGGCCTTGGTCGTGTACCGGTCCACCTGGTGGATGTCCGGCCGCTTGAAGCCGAAGGTCTTTGCCTCAATCGTGAAGGTGTAGAAGGGCTTTTCCGCCATCTATGCCTCCTAGCCGTGCTCCACTCCGCCCAGGATGCTGAACTCCAGCTCCACGGTGATCTTCTCGGTGTCTTGCTCCATGCCGCCGAAGCTCCGCTTGGTGAAGAGGCACTCCTTGAGGGTGTCGGTGACGGTGGCCTCCTCCTTCTCGTAGGAGACCACCACGTCAAAGGGCTTCAGCTTCAGCACGTTCCCCTCCGGTGCCGCGGCCCGGAGGCGGTCGTACTCCTCCCGCAGGAGGGTGAGCTTCCCGGAGCCCTCGTAGTTACCCTTGGTGTAGCCCCGAGGGGTGCGCCCCTTGCCGAAGATGGGGTTCACCTTCTCGGAGTCCTCGTAGTCAATGGACAGGACGTCCGCCAGGGTCTGGCCGTTCACCTGGATGGTGATGTGCTCCCAGTCGTAGTAGCGGCCGTTGATGGGCATGCGTTACCTCCTCAGCCCGCCAGGAAGGGGTTTTCAAAGCCGATGTCCAGGACGATCTCCCGCAGGTACCCCAGGGGCACCACGCGCACCTGCAGTCGCAGGGTGCGGGAGGCCAGGATGTCTTGGCCCGGGGGGACCACCACCCGGCCCCGGGCGATCTCCCCGTTCGTCTGCATGACCCGGAGGGGGGTGTTGGCCCGGGCCACCAGGCTGGCCAGGGAGGCCTCCAGGGCGGTGGGGTCCACGTGCCACTGGACGAAGTCCAGGAGGCTCTGGCGCACCTGAGTGACGGCCTTGTCCATGACCCGGCGGTTTTGGACGATGAGGTAGTCGCTGGTGGGGGGTGCGGCCGTGCGGCCGTCCACCACAAACCAGCCGTCCCGTCCGATGAGCCGGTAGACGGTGGTGAAGCCCGCCTGGTCCAGAGCCAGGGCGTGGGCGTTGTTGAAGCGGCTTTGCTTCCCGTAGGGGGTGACGATGAAGGGGGCCACCTGGATCACGCCGGACAGGGGGCCCTGCTGCACCCAAGCCGGGGAGACGTGGACGGGGTTCCGGCTGATGCGGGCGCCGATGCGGGCGGCCAGGCTCTGCACGGTGAGCCTGCCCGTGAGGGTGTCCACCACCTCGGCCCAGGCAGCCACGATCATCACCCGCTTGGAGCTGAAGCTTGTCTTCTCCGCCAGGCGGGCGTTCACCCACGCGTCCACGTCCTGCCCCGGGGGCGTGGTTTCGGTGAGGAAGAAGATGTAGCGGAAGTTGTTCTCCGCCTCCAGGGCCAGGGCGTCCAGGGCGGCCCACATGGCCGCGTCCGTGGGCTGGGCCACCTGGATGTACTCGTAGAGAAGGTTGGAGCTCAGGGCCTCGCGGATGGCCGCCTGGACGGAGGAGACGCTCGCCCTGGGGGCGGTGGCGGTGAAGCGGTAGACCACCCCGGCCGTGTAGGTTCCGGCGGCGAAGTTGAGGGTGAGCCCCGTGCCCGGGAGGGGAACGGTGCTGGCGGTGGTGGTCTCCGGGCTGACCGTGTCCCCACCGTCCAGGCTGTAGGTGAAGGTGGCCGTGCCCACCGCCCCTCCTCGGACGATCTGGATCTCCACCTCGTAGGCGTCCAGGGGGGAGCCGGTCAGGGTGACGGCGGGGGAGGCGGGGTTTTCCGCCGCCGCGGAGACCGTTCCCGCGATGTCCCCCTGGGCCCGCACCGCGTAGACCTGCCCGCCCCCGTAGGCCAGCTGGTCGGCCACGGCCCGGGCCAGGGGGCCGGTGCCCAGGGCGGCGGGCACCTGGGCCAGGTCACTGAAGCCCATGACCTGGTTCACGGGCCCCTGGGAGGAAACCCCCACGACCACCCGCTGCCCGTCCCCGGCGGGGGGGACGAGGCCCAGGCCACCGTCTTGGATTTCCGGGTATACGCCGGGAAGCCTCGCCATGCTACTCCTCCTTCACGGTGGGCCCCCGGAGGAACTCCCGGAGGGCCCGCTCAAACTGGGCGCGCGAGACCTGCGCCCCCACGGCCCAGCCCATGCGCACCCGGAGGCCCGCCAGGGCCCAGGCGGGCACGCCCAGGGCCTCGGCGTGCTCCTCCACGGTGGCGGTGGGCGCGTCCTGCTTCACTTCCTGCTCCTTGCCCATCTAAACCTCCTTTTCTAGGCCGCCCTCCTCCACCACCACCTCCACGGGTACCCAGGGGGTGTCCTCGTAGAGGGCCACCTCCAGCGGCACCTCCAGGGCGAGGGCGTGCTCGGTCATGAGGGCCCCCTCCTCGTCCAGGTAGGAGAGGGCGATCTCGTTCAGCCGGGCGTGGGGGTCGTCCCCCACCCGGAAGGGGGTCTCCCACAGGTAGCGGAGGACCCCCACCAGGAGCCGGTCCAGCTCCTCTGGGCCGCGGGCGTAGAGCTCCAGGCGGACCCGGAGGCTCCCCCCGTAGAGGCGGCGGTGGGTGGTGTGGGCCGCCCCTCCCACCCGGCTCCCGTCCCTGCGCAGGCTCCCCCCCAGGGGGAGGAGGAGGGCGGCCGGGGCCACCCGGTAGACGTCCTCCCGCGTCTTCCCCGTGAGGACCCGGGCCGGGGGTAGGCCCGCCGTAAGGCAGGCGTTTCTGATGTAGTCGAACGCCTCGCGGATCACGGCCTCCTCAGCCACTCCCGGAGGAGGGCCTCTACTTCCTCCAAATCCTCCTCGGAGAAGCCCAGAAAGGGGCGGGCGGGGATGCGCACCTTCCGCCCCCGACCCGCGCGGCCCCCGAACTGGTGGATGCGGGCGTAGGCCACGTTGGTGCCCACATAGACCCTGGACCCCATCACCTTCCAGGCGATGGAGTTCCTGAGCCGCCCGGTGCGGATGAGGGCCTTGCGGAGGGCCATCCGCCTCCGGGCCCGGGCCGAGAAGCCTCCGCCCTTGAGCCGGTCTTTCGGCCCCACCTCGCCCATCAGCGTGGCCGGGCTCAGGGGGGGCCAGGGGCGGCCGTCGGGCCCCTTCTGCTCGTCAAAGCGGCGGATGGTGCGGGAGGCCGCCCCTTCGGCGACGGCCCGCGTGACCCGTTCGGGGACGCCGTTCGCCAGGGTGCGGAGGTGCGCCCCTAGCGATTCCCAGTCTCCTGTGAGCCGGACGCCCATTCAGAAGTCCTCCAGGCTCTTTCGGCTGAAAGTCCTCTCCCCGCGGATTTTCGCCCCGCCCTTAGGTTGGGCGGGCTGGCTCGTAGGGGGGAGGGGCAGGCTGGCTTTGCCCGTGGCCACGTCCCGCAGGAAGCTGACGGCGGCCCGGTAGCGCTCCACCACCGCCTCGTCCGGGCTTCCCGGGCGGATGCCCCGGCGCATCATCAGGCGGTAGACGGCGATGTCCACCGCTTTCGCCCTCAGGACCTCGGGGAGGGTGGGGAGGGGGAGGGCGTAGCGCTGGGCCAGGTAGCTCTCCACCTCCCCCCAGGCCTCCCGGAGGGCGGCTTGGGCTCGGGCCTCCCCATCCGGGGAGAGGGTCCCCGCCCCCTCTTCGTCCACCAGGTAGAGGAGGACGTCCTGGGGCAGGGCGTTTTTCAGGTCGTCCAGGGTGATCACGAGCCGGTGGAGCCGTAGGCGAGCTGCCAGAAGAGGTAGCCCGCCGCCTTCCGCTCCCGGAGGCCGTAGACGATCACGTCCCGGGCGAAGACCTCGTCGGAGGTCTCGGGGTCTTCCTTCTGGACCCACTCGGGACGACTCCGCCTCTGGAGGACGAAGGGGCGCAGGGCTTGGGCCCCGTCCAAGAGGAACCAGTAGGGCTCGGCCCCGCCCACCAGCCAGGGGGAGAGGAGGATCTCCGCCGCCTGGTAATCGGGGTTGGCCCCGCCCGCGGGGAGGGTCTGGACTCCCACGATCTCCAGGGCGGTGCTCTCCAGGGCGGGCCCCACCACCAGGTAAATGGGCTTGCGGTAGAAGAAGCCGAGGGGGGAGCCCTTCTCGTCCGTGAGGGAGCGCATCTGGGCCAGGGCGGCCCGGAAGTTCTCCCGGGTGAGGGGGACGGCCCCCCGATTGGAGACCGTCTGCTTCCCGATCTTGTGGTTGGTGGCGAAGAAGGCGAGGCCGTCGTAGGCCTTCCGGGTGAAGCCCTCTTTGAGAAGGGTGAAGATGAGCTGGTCGTCGTGCTCCGCCGCCTTCAGGCCCAGCTGGCGGAAGAGGGGGGCGTAGAGGCCGACCTGGTCGTCCTCCACGTCGTCCCGCTTCACGGCCACGGTCATCTCAAACTTCTCGTTCTCCAGGGCGTAGACCTGGGCGGTCAGGTTCTGCACCTGGCGCTCTCCCACCCAGGCGCGCACCTGGGGCAGGCTCTCCAGCCAGGCGTAGTAGTTGGCCCGCCCCTCGGAGGGCACCTCGGCGGCGATCCGAGACCAGAGGGGCTGGTAGCCCTCGCGGGCCTCAAAGGTGAGGGCCCGGAAGGAGCGGCTCAAGGCGTTCAGGTTCTCGCGGTTCAGGACCATCAGTACACCTCCACCCAGGCGTAGCCCCCTTCCAGCCGGAGGAGCTTGCCCGCCTTAGGCCGGCTGTTGGACGCGCTGGTCTTGGCCACGGTGTTGGGGCCGGAGAGGTAGACGTCCTTGAGGAGTTCGGTCTGTCCCGGGGCGTCGGCCGGGTCCGCCTCCAGGCGGAAGACTCCCCGCCGGACCTCCACCGTCTTGTCGCCGTTGGCCCCGCCCGTGTTGTCCACGTCGTGCTCGGCCCGCCCGGCGGCGATGGCGGACGAGCCCCCCGCGGGGGCCTCCTTCGCGTAGCCGCCGTGGACCACCACGATGGCCCCCTGGCGGATAGTCTGCCCCGCCGCCACAGGCAGGACCAGGACGTCCGCTCCGTACCAGCGCTCGGTGTCAAACCCCATCAGTCACCTCCGTATTTTCTCCACGCCTCGTCGGAGACCCCGAGCCGACGGCGGATCTCCTCCGCGGGGTCCCGCTCCAGGGCCCGCCGCTCGGCCCCCAGCTGCGGGAGCTCGGTGGGCACCAGGCGAGGCAGGCCCTCCAGGGCCTTCCGGGTCGCCTCCAGGTCGGCCCGGGCCTGCATGAGCCAGAACTCCCTCTGATGGGGCAGGACCCGGCCCTCCTCTAAGGCGGCCCGGACCAGGGCCTGCGCCTTCTCCTCCAGGGCCTCGGTCCGGAGCCGGGCGAGCTCCTGCCGGGCCTTCTCCAGCTCCTCCAGGGCGTCTTGAGCCGCGAGGAGCCGGAGGAGGGTCGCCTTGAGCTCCAGCGGCTGGGCGGGCATCCCGACCTCCAGGGCCACCCGCCCCACCTCGGCCTTCGTCTTCAGGTCCTCCAGGGCCTGGAAGACCTCCTCCTCGGTGGCCGTCTCCCCCAGGCCCAGCGTCCGCCTGAGTCTTTCCAGCATGTCCGCCTCCGCTTCAATCCGTTTCTGGAACCGGATCCCCGGGGTGTTCGTGAGGGCGAAGCTGTGGTACCCCAGGACCCGGTGGCGTCCCTGCTCGTCCGGGGTGGGCTCGTAGTAGAAGACCGGGGAGACGTAGGCGTACTCTCCCCTGGCCACCCGCTCCCGCCCCGTCTCCGACCACTCCACCACCCCGTAGACGAAGCCGTCGTCCCCCACCTCCACGTCCACCACGAAGCCCGCCGCCGGGGCCTCCTGGGCCGTCCCCTCCTGGACCTGCAGGGTCTGATGATGAAAATCCAGGACCCAGGGCACGCCCCGCCGCTGCAGGTCCTCGCGGGCCAGGCGCAGGCTCTCCTCGTCAAAGACGAAGAGGATGCCGTTTCCCACGAACTCCCCGTAGGGGTGAAGGGGGATGCGGCTAGGCGCGTCCTGCAAGGCCACGCGCAGCACGCCGGAAAAGGTCGGGGTGGAGGTACTGGTACTCCGGGGCGAGCCGGTCAAACTCGGCATAGGGCCTCCGTAGCGCTATCCCCCAGTAGGCGCGGTTCTCCAGCCGGGCCGTCTCCGGGGAGAGGGGCCAGCTAGGCTCCCGCCCCGGAGACGGCGGCTCCTTGAGCGCCTTCGCCTTTGCGAAAGGTCCCGTCCCGGTTGAAGACGGCCACAACCATGTCAATGGCCCAGCCCACCACCCCGTCGGGGATGAAGCTCGGCCAGAAGCCCAGGAAGGAGACCACCAGGTCCCGAACCTTTCGCACCGCCTCCTCCTTCTTCTGAATGCCCGGCTGGCCGTCCATCAGGTCTTCCACCACGAGAACGGCCAGGGCGGTGGCGGAGTACACCACCCGGATGAGTTTCAGCATCCTGCCTGCCTCCCAAAAAGGCCTTGCCCCCGGGTTTCCCCGGGGGCACTCTGGCACCTTAGCCCTAGTTTAGGGCCGCCTTTGGGCCTTGTCAATTGTAGTTCCTTGCGCGGCTCCAGAGCTGGGCCTCCCTGGGAGCATAGCTCACGTACACCACCACGCCCTGTATCCGGACCCGATTTCCACTCCTGATCACGATGGGCGGGACCTCGGGGTTCCAGCTTCGGAGGACCTGGTAGCCGTCAGTTTTTGGCTTGAACTCCTTCAGATAACCGACCCCGTTCTCTTCGTCCCACGCGACCACCAGGTCTCCGGGCTGAGCTTCCAGGCCGGGAGAGACCACCACGTAGGCCCCCGGGGGGATGGAATATGGGAGGCCCTCGCAGAACATGGAGTCCCCGTCCACCCGAAGGGCGTACAGGTGCTCCTGGAAGCGCCTCACCAGATCGGTGGGGACCTCCACGAACCCCATAAACCCTGCTTCGCTGTCCCCCCGTCCGGCGGAGACCACCCCCACCAGGGGGACCTGGGCCATGCTCACGGGCTCCGCCCCCATGCGCTCCAGAGGGGTAGGTTGAGCACCGGGGAGCTCTATTCCGGTCTCGCGGGCGAAGTCTGCCGGGGTCCATTTCAAGGCTCTAAGGATGCGGTCAAACGTACTAGGCTCCTTGTAGAGGAAATAACGTACACTCCTTTCAACATCTGGTAGAAAGCGTGCTGCTGCCCACCCCGGGCTCTTCCCTACGAGCTGAGAAAACCTCGCCTGGCTTATCCCCAACTGTCTCAACCGTTTCCGAATGGCCTGTGCTGGGTTGCCCGTCATAAATACCTCCGGTATTCACCTTCTCAGTCTAATAACTACCGGAGGTATTGACTTTCCGAGAGTTATACACTACTAGTAGTAGTTGATGAGCATAGGCGCACGAGTGAGAGAGCTCAGAACTAAGCTTGGGATTTCCCAGTACGAGCTCGCCAGGCGCGCTGGCGTAAGCCAGGGATTCGTCCATTTAGTGGAGCGAGGCTGGAGAATGCCAAGAATCCACACGCTAGTTTGCCTGGCTAAAGCCCTCGAGGTGCCCGTTGAGCAGCTACTGTCTGTAGTGGAAGAGGGGGACGACGATGCCGTGGCTTCCCATTGACGAAGCCGCGTCCCGAATGGGCGTTTCCCGGCGAACGCTGGAGCTCCGCATCCGGGACGGTCTCCTCCGGGCCGAGCGCCGCAGAGAGGGGCGGGGATGGCGGACCTACGTCGTCGTCGAGGACGAGACCCCTCGTTCTCACCGCCTGGAGGGGGTTCTGGCCCTCAGGCAGGAGTGGGACTCCCTCCCCAGGGGTGCGCGCTGGGATTTGGTCCGCTCCGCCGCGCAGGAACACGGGATCTCGGAGAGCTATGTCCTCCGCCTCCTTAAGCGGGGCCTGCCCTCACGCCCCCGCCGGGACAAGGGCCTCTTCCGCGTCCCCGCCGAGTTTCGGCGGGTTCTCCTGGGCCTCCGGCTGGAGCATCCCCGGGCCTCGGTTCAGAGGCTCCTCCGCATCATAGAGTTCAACGACCCCGGGCTCCTCACGTGGCGTGGGCGGCAGATCAGCGAGGCCACCGCCCGCCGGGTCCTGCGGTGGGCGGAGGAGATGCCCGCCTTCCGCTACGCCCTCCTCACCGAGGAGGGCCGGAAGGAGTTCCAGCGCACGTGGCACGGCCACGTCCTGGCGGAGTACCCCAACCAGATCTGGATGGTGGACATGACCCGGTGCGACACCTTCGTCTACGTGCCCGAGGAGGACCGGGCAGTCCGGTTGCGCATCCACGTGGCCGTGGACGTGTTCTCGGGGGCGGCCCCCGGGGTGGTCTTCTCCCGGGAGGAGGGGCAGACCCCCACCAGCCAGCTCCTCATCCTCGCCCTGCAGCCGAAGGAGGCCCTCGTGCCGGGGTGGGAGGTTTGGGGCCGACCCGAGCGCATCTACTGGGACAACGGCAAGGTGTACCGGAGCGAGCTGACCGAGGAGATCGCGGCCCGGCTGGGGATTGAGCTGGTCTACTCCCGGCCCCGGGTCTCCCACACGCGGGGCAAGGTGGAGCGGCTTTTCGGCCTCTTCCACCAGGAGTTTGAACGCCTCCTGCCGGGGTACGCCGGGCAGGACGCCACCGAGCGGGACTCCGCCGAGCTCCGCCGCCTCATGGAGAACACCCGCCGCTGGCTCCAGGCCGGGGCACCCCCTGAGCGGGACCCCTACCCGAAACGCCTTTTGCTTGAGGAGGAGTACAAGAAGCTCGCCCTCGCCTGGTTCGTGCGGGACTGGCACGAGAAGCCCCTAGACGGTATGAGCCGCTTGGGCCTGTTCAAAGCCTTCGTGCCCCCCGCGACTCAGGTGCGCTACGACCTGGGGGACCTGTACCTCCTCACCGCCGTCCGGTCGCGCCGCCAGGTGCGGGCGAACGGGGCGGTCCACTACAAGGGCCGGGCTTACGTCCTGGAGGGGGGCTCCCTCATCCCCTGGCAGGGGAGGCCGGTGTGGGTCCTGGAGGTCACCGTCCTGCCCGGGCAGCCTCTGCGGGCGGCCCTGGAACGGCCGGACGGGACGCTGGAGGTGCTCGGCAACCTGGTGCCCGAGCCCGCCTCCGCCGCCAGCCTGGAGGCCCAGGCCCAGCGGGCCCTGGACCGGGAGGCCCTGCAGCGCGTGCGGGAGGAGGCCGAGGCCCTGCGGGCGGAGCTGGAGGTGCCCGCCATGCGCCTGGAGGCCGTACTGGAGCGACTCTCCGGCCTCAGCCCCCTCAGGAGGGAGCGGGCCGTTTCGGTTCCCGTTCCCAAGCCCTCCGAGGAGGAAATCCGGCGGGCGGTGGCCGAGCTGGACTCCGAGGAGGAGCTGATTCTGGACCCCATCGCCTTGGGGGACGAGTTCCTGCGTGCGCAGGGCCTCCTGGGCGATTGAGGAGGTGGAACCGTGAGTGAACGGAAGAGCAAGGACGTAGACCTCAACCGGCTCATCGACGAGGCCCTCGGCCCCGGGCTGGTGGAGGCCGAGCAGGCGGACTTCGCCCCCACGGAGGGGGCCAGGGCCCTGATCGGCCACATCCAGTTCGCCGCCCGCAACCAGTTCCCCTTCGCCCTGGTGGTGGGGCCGGCCGGGGTGGGCAAGACCTTCGTCTGCCAGTACTGGGCGCGGCAGAACGGGGCCCCCTGGCTCCGGGCCAAGCCGGACTGGTCGCCGAAGGCCCTCTTGGAGGAGCTGGCCCAGCGCCTGCGCCTCACGCAGCTCAAGACCTACATGCCCCTCCTGAACATGGTCCGTGACGCCCTCCTGATGGCCCCTCGGGTCGTCTTCGTGGACGAGGCGCAGCTGTGCCACCGGGGCGTGCTGGAGGTCCTGAAGTTCCTGGCGGACGAGACGGGGAGCAGCTTCGTCCTCATCACCAGCGAGGAGTTCGCCCCCCTGATCCGGGCCCACCGGGACATTGAGAGCCGGATCGGGACCGTGGCGCAGGCGGGGCCCATCTCGCAGGAGGAGACGCTCCAGCTCTACTCCAGCACCGGCTACTCCAAGGAGGTCCTCCAGGAGGTGCACGCCCTCACCGGGGGGATCCTGCGGGACGTGGTCCGCTTGCTGCGCATCATGGACGGGGTCGCGGAGCAAAACGGCATCTCCAAGAGCGAATTCAAAACGGGGCACGTGCGCCGGGTGGCGGCGCGCCTGAACCTGGCGGGAGGAGCGCGGTGAAGCGCCACTTCTTCCAGTACGAGGGGGCCAAGATCCCCATACGCCGCGAGGAGGCCACCGAGTTCTACGAGGTGGACGCCGAAGGGAATCTGGTAAGCCCCCGGCCCGTGGCCATGCTCCTGGGCGACGGCTCGTGGGCGGTGGAGGGGCGGGAGTTCTGCCTGAACCGCCTCGGGCGCCGGATCGCCTACCGGGTGGTCCAGGTGGAGTACGAGCTGGAGATGCACCAGCCCCGGGCCCTCTACGCCCAGCTCCGCCGCCGGGTGCTCGTCACCCGGGTGCCCGACTGGGAGGAGGTTGAGCGGCAGTTCAAGGAGGAAAGGCATGGAGAAGGAACTTGAGTGGCGTTTGGACACCGCCCGGCTGGTGAGCCGCCTGCTGGAGCTCCCCGGCCGCATCGGGGAGGTCTCCCGGCAGCTCGTGGCCCTCAGGGCCGAGCGGCGGGCCCTGGAGCGGCGGGAGCGGGAGGCCAAGGCCCGGGCCCTCCTGGGGGCCCAGGGCAAGGGCACCGCCGCCGAGCGGGAGGCGCAGGCCCTCCTCGCCCTGGCCCAGGAGGAGGAGTACCGCCAGATCCAGGTGCGCTTGGATCAGGTCTCCGCCGCCGTAGACCGCCTGCAGGCGGAGAAGGAGGCGCTTGAGCACGAGCGGAAGGCAACCTATGGGGCCATCGTGGCCCGGCACACGGAGGCGTTGGAGGCGGCCTTGGCCGCGCGGCTGGTCACCCCTCACGGGCTGCCGCGCGAGAAGAAGGGCAACTGAGGGAGGTAGGTATGCGTAAGGAGGTAGGTATGCGTAAGAAGGAAATCAAGCCGGACATGGACCTGGAGAAGGTGGTGGAGGAGCTGGAGGCGGAGCTTCCCCGGAGCTCCCGGGTGGCGTACTACCTGTACGACCTCGCCCGGGATGTGACGCGCTTCGCCAACGAGGTGATGGAGCTCCGCGAGGTGGAGGCCTTGGAACTGGCCCGGCTGGTGCGGCGGGCCCTGGCCGCCTACATGGCGGTCCACGCGGAGACGGAGGCGGGGGCGCGGGAGATCCTGGCCAACCCCCACCGGCTCAAGGGGGAGGTGTGCCCGTGAGCCTCCTGGACCGCATCCGGGCCCTGCGCCTCTCCCCGGGGGAGCTCCGGCGGCGGGCCCTGGTGGCGGAGGGGCTCGGCCACCCCTTCCTGGCCCTCCTCTACCGGGAGGAGGCCGAGGCCCAGGAGGTGGCGGCCCGCGTCCCGTGCGGCTTCTGCGGGGGGCGGTCCTGCTTGGACGACATCGCTTGCCCGTACTGCCATCCAGGGGGCATGCATGCGGCCTGAGGACGCCATCCGCATGACCCGGGCCAACCCGGGGAGGAGCGTCCTTCTGGACATCCTGGACAGCCGGGGGATGCGGCACCGGGTACGCCTCCGTTGGGAGGAGGGTGGGGTGCGGTTCTACATCCCCGCCTGGCGACACTGGGAGCGCCCCATGAGCGAGCCCCAGGCCCTGGAGGTGATGGAGCTGTGGCGGCTCCTCGGGGCGAGGGTGGAGGAGGTGGAGAATGTCTAGGCCGATCCCCATCGCCGAGGCCGAGCTCCGCCTGGCGGCCGATCTGCTCCTCCGCCGGGGGTCCTGGGGGGTGGGCCGGGAGGAGTTCCACCGTCACTTCGGCGGCGACCGGCGGGGGCGGGCGGTCATGGCCGAGCTGAGGAAGCGGGGGATCCTCCCGGTGGTGGTGGCCGAGTCCCCCGCCGGAGACGAGGTGTACCGGATCGCGGGGGAGGAAGAGGAGCTCCAGGGGTTTCGCCAGAGCCTCCTCTCCCGCATCCGCGAGCTCCAGGAGGCCGTACAGGGCCTGGAGCGGGCCTGGGCCCACTGGAGCCGCCACAAGACCCCCCGCTTCGCCCAGGAGCTCCTTTGGGAGGCGAGGCATGAGGGAGGAAGACCATGAGTTCCTGGCCCTCCTGGAGCGGTTCTTCCCCTACCCCAAGAGGGTGGGGGAGCTGGAGCTCCGGGCTTTTCTGGACGAAAACGGCCGCTGGACGCTGGCCCTCCTCCGGGGGGAGGTTCTCCTCCACCTGGACTGGGGGTACGACCTGGGGGAGGTAGAGGCGCGGGTATGGACGTTCTTAAGCTCTTCCTGATCTACGTTCTCTCGGCCCAGGTGGGGGTCCTCTGCCTGGTCCTCTACCTGGGCCTCTTTCGCCGGGAGCCCCTGCCTGAGGGAAGCTCGGTGGGGGTCCTCATCCTGGGGGTCCTCGTCCTGGGGGTCCTCCTCTTGGGGGTCCTCCTGGCCGCCTTGGGTTGGGTGTGGTAGCCGGGGGGTAGAAGTATGCGGGCGACGATGGTAGCGCTTCTCCTTATGGCCTATCTCAGCACCCTGGCGGTGAGCGCCGGGCACCTGGCCCGGTGGTACGCCCTCTCCCTGGGGGACCTCCCCCCGTGGCTCGCCTGGGGACTGGCGGGGAGCCTGGAGTTCACCGCCTTTCTCCTCTCCCTCCTCTCCAACAGCCTCCTCCGGGGGTCGGCCTGGGCCGCGGGCGGGGCGGTGGGGGCCCTGGGGCTGGTGTGGCTGGGCAACGCCCTCTCCATGCAGCGGGCCGCCCCCGGCCTGCCCCTGTGGGAGGTCCTGGCGGGGAGCCTCTTCGTCCCGGTAGGGACCTATGTGGCGGGTAAGGTGGTGGGGGAGCTCCTGCGGGCGCCCCGGGAGGAGCGGGTGGTACACGAGCCAGACCGGGTGGTACACGGGGTGGATCTCCCCGCCCCTGAGCGGGTCCTGGATCTAAAGGTGGGGTGCCGGGGAGGAGAGCTGGTCCACGTCCTGAACCTCCGGGGGCCGGTGGGTCTGAACGCCCTGACCCGGGAGCTAGGCTGGCCCAAGACCTCGACCTACCGGTGGCTGAAGCGTTTGGAGGCCCAGGGCCTGGTCCGGCGGACCGGGGACGGGTGGGAGGTGGTCCGGGGTGCCTGAACCCCTCCTGGTGTGGCGGGCCAACTGGGTGGCCCTGGCCCTGTGGCGGGTGGCCCAAGGGGAGGCGAACTGGGTGCCGGTCCACACCGGGGAGGGCCGGGGGGGGTGGGGGGTCCGGAGCCAGGGCCGGACCGACTGCCCCGCCTTCCTCCCGGTCCGGGTGCCGGACCTCCCCGGGGCCGGGATAGCGGCCCACGACCTCCGGCTCTGGCGCGACCAGTACCGGACCTTCATCCGGGGGTGTTCCCTCGGGGAGCGGATGGCCCTGGAGGCTTACCTGGGCCGGGGCCGGGCCTCCCGGCTCGCGTACTGGCACGCCCCTTCGGGCCAGTTCCGCCTCAACTTCCCCGAGGACGTGGTGGGGGTCTTCGTGCGGCTGGCCGCCCTGGCCGAGTCCCTTGCCAGGACCCAGGAAAACCCTTAGAATTGGGCTAAGGTGCGGGAGTGCCCCCGGGGAGACCCGGGGGCTTCGGTTTGGATGTGGACGAGAAGGTCCTCCGCGAAATCCTGGAGGGGGTGCTGGACGAGCTCGCCCACCTGGGCGCGCCCGAGGAGCGCCTCCGCCCCCTGCGGGAGCGGCTTTTGGCCCTGAGGGTGGTGGCCCTGATGCGGGAGAGGCGGGAAGCCCCCGTCTACACCAGGCCGGTCTTTTGGACGGCCCTGGCCCTCCTCTTGGCCCTCTTCGGGGCTCTGATGGGCCTCCCCGTCCACAAGCTCTTCCCCTAGGGGGTGTATGTTCAGGCGCGGCGATCCTGTGAAGCAGAAGCTCCTCCGGGGCGCGGTGATGCGGGCCCTCTACGTGGCCGTGATGGCCTCGGAGAGCCCCATCCACGCGGAGGACCCCATGACCCTGCCCCGGGGGGTCCTGGCCCGGGTCCTGGAGCTCCAGGGCCTCCTTCCCGCCAGAAGCGAGCTGAACGCCGTGGTCCGCTACCTGGCGGAGAAAGGCTATCTGGAGGCCGCCTGGGACGACGAGGGGGAGTTCATCCGGGTGCGGCTCACCACCCGGGGCATTGACCTGGTGGAGGGCACCCTCCGGGACGACGGGGTCCTCCTCCCGAGGGGCTGATGGAGCTGAGGGACGAGCTCCGGGCCCTGGAGGTGGCCGTGCGTCGCCTCCACGAGGAGCTCCTCGCCGAAATCCGCGGCCTTAGGGAGGAGCAAATGCGGAGGGAGCGGGGCCGCCTCCTGGAGCGGACCCTCCTCTTCCTGGCCCTCCTGGTGGGGCTCGTGGGGTGGTGGCGGCCGTGAAGTGGCACTACCCCCGGAACCGGCTCTGCAAGGTCTGCTCCCTCCCGGACGACCTCCGGGACCGGGTGGACGACATGCTCCTGGGGGAGGAGACCGAGGCGGACGGGAGGCCCTACAGCCACGCGGGCATCGCCCTGTGGCTCAAGGAGCAGGGCTATGAGGTCTCGGAGTCCAGCGTCCGCCGCCACGCCCGGCACCTGGCCCCCGCCCTGGAGCAGGTCCTGCGCATGGAGCGGATGGTGGAGGCGGTGGAGCGGGCCACGGGCAAGCGTCTCTCCTACGCGGCCGCCCTCGCCAACATCGTGGTGCACAAGACGCTCCATCTTCTGGAGGAGGCGGAGCTCACCCCGGAGAGCGTGGACCTGGAGAAGATGCTCCGCCTGGGCCTCCGGGCCGCGGAGGTGGCGTTGGCGGTGGAGCGGACAGACCGCTCGGTGCGGGAGGAGGCGGCCCGGAAGGTGGAGGAGCGCCTCCAGGGGAGCGTGCCCCCCGAAATCCTGGAGGCGGTGAAGCGGGAGATCTATGGCCTCTAGCGTGCTCCTTCCCTACCAGAAGCGCTGGCTTGAAGACCGGAGCCGATTTAAAATCGGTCTCTGGGCTCGTCAGACAGGGAAATCTTTCGCCCTCACCCTGGAAGCGGTCCTGGACGCGGCGGAGCGGCCCGGGTCCACCTGGGTGATGCTCTCCGCCGGCGAGCGGCAGTCGCGGGAGCTCGCCGAGAAGGCCCGGCTGCACCTGGAGGCCCTCCGCATGGCTTTTGAGGCGGTGGAGGAGCGTTTCTACGACGACCGGGACGTGACGCAGCTCCAGGTGCGCCTCCTGAACGGAAGCCGCCTCATCTTCCTGCCCGCCAATCCCCGCACCGTCCGGGGCTACACCGGGAACGTGGTCCTGGACGAGTTCGCCTTCCACCAGGACTCCGAGGCCATCTGGGCGGCCATGTTCCCCGTCATCACCAGGCGGCCCGACCTGAAGATCCGCGTGATGAGCACGCCGGCGGGCCCCCGGGGGAAGTTCTACGAGCTCTGGGAGAAGGGGGGCGAGGCCTGGAGCCGCCACCGGGTCACCCTCTACGACGCGGTGGCCGAGGGGCTTCCCATAGACCCCGAGGAGCTGCGGCGGGGCCTGGCGGACGACTGGGTCTGGCAGCAGGAGTACCTGTGCGAGTTCGTCTCCGAGGAGGAGGCCTTCCTGCCCTGGAGCCTGATCCTGGAGAACGAGGCCCGGGAGGACCCCCGGGGGGACTGGGACCCGGAGCGGGCCTTCTTGGGGGTGGACGTGGGCCGCCACCGGGACCTCACCGTCTTCGCCGTTTTGGAGCGGGTGGGGGACGTGTACCACGTGCGCCTCTTGGAAGCCCTGCGCCAGGCCCCCTTCCAGCTCCAGGAGGCCCGGCTCCACGCCCTCCTTCCCCGGGTGCGGCGGGCCTGCGTGGACGCCACGGGCTTGGGGGAGATGCTGGCCGAGAACGCCCGGCGCGCCTTCGGTTTCCGGGTGGAGCCGGTGAAGTTCACCCCCCTGACGAAGGCCGAGCTGGCCCAGCGCCTGCGCCTCGCCTTTGAGGACCGGCGCTTCCGGCTGCCTCCCCAGGACGCGGCCTTGCGGGAGGACCTGCACGCCGTGCGCAGGATCGTCACCCCCAGCGGGAACGTCCGCTACGACGCGGAGCGCTCCGAGCGGGGGCACAGCGACCGGTTCTGGGCCCTGGCCCTGGCCCTCCACGCGGCCGAGGACCGGCGGGGGCCGGTGGAGTACCGGAGCGTGGTCCGCCGGGCCTTCGCCCTTTGGAAAGGAGCCTTCTGATGCCCATCCTGGACGCCTACGGCCGGCCCATCCCCAAGGAGCCTCCCGCCTCCGTGCGGGGGCGGCTGCCCCTGGAAGCCCCCTTCCGGGCCTACCCGGGCCGGGGGCTCACCCCCGAGCGCCTCGCCCGCATCCTGCGCCTGGCGGACGAGGGCGACCTCTCCCTGCAGGCCAGCCTTTTCCAGGAGATGGAGGAGCGGGACGCCCTCCTCATGAGCCTCCTCCAGACCCGGAAGCTGGCCGTGGTGGGGCTGGACTGGAGGCTAGAGCCCGCCGAAACGGGCCGGGACGGAAAGCGGGCCCTGAAGGTGGTGGAGGAGGTCTTCTGGGATTTGCCCCTGGAGGATTTGATGACCGACCTCTTGAGCGCCATCCCCCAGGGGGTCTCGGTGGTGGCCGTGGCCTGGGCCTGGGACGGCGCCCTGTGGCGGCCCCACCGCTTCCGCTGGGTCCACCCCGCCTCCTTGGCCTACGACGAGGAGGAGGACCGCTTCCCCCTGCTCACGCCCGAAGGGGAGGCCGCCCCCTGGCCCTACGGGGGGGCGGTGGAGCACCGCTACCGGGCCCGCTCCGGCCTGCCCACCCGGGCGGGGCTGATGCGGAGCCTGGCCTGGCTTTACCTGTTCAAGCACTACGCCCTCAAGGACTGGGTGGTCTTCGCCGAGGTCTACGGCCAGCCCTACCGGATCGGCAAGTACGACCCCGCCGCCGGGGAGGAGGAGCGGCGGCGCCTGGAGGAGGCGGTGCGCTCCCTGGGGGCGGACGCGGCCGGGGTCATCTCCAAGGACACCGAGATTGAAATCCTGGAGGCCGCGAAGGGCCAGGGCCCCCAGGTCTACGAGAACCTGATCCGCCTGTGCAACCGGGAGATGGCCCAGGCCGTCCTTGGCCAGACCCTGAGCTCCTCCGAGGGGGAGGGGGGGAGCTACGCCCTGGCCAAGGTGCACGAGCGGGTGCGCATAGACCTCCTCCGCGCCGACGCCCGCGCCCTGGCCCGGACCCTAAGGGAGGGGCTCATCAAGCCCATCGTGGCCTTCAACCTGGGGCCGGAGTACCTCCCCCTCGCCCCCTACGTGGTGCCCGAGGTGGAGGAGGAGAAGGATTTGGAAAGCCGGGCCCGGGTCCTCCAGACCCTGCAGGCGATGGGCCTGGCCCTCCCCGAGGACTGGCTGCGGGAGGAGTTCGGGGTGCCGTCCCCGGAGGGGCGCCCCCTCCTGGCCCCCCAGGAGCGGAGGACGCGGGGCCTGGTGGCGGGCCAGGCCTTCGTGGACGGCCTGGCCGACCGGCTCGCGGAGTCCGCCCCCGCTCCCGGGCTTTCCGAAATCCTCCGGGCCATAGAGGGGGCGGCGGACTACGAGGACCTACGCCGCCGCCTCCTCGCCGCCTTCCCCGGGATCCCCTTCGCCGAGCTCGCCGAGCTTTTGGACGCGGCCCTCGTCCTCTCCGAGCTCGCGGGCCGCCTCGCCCTGCGCCAGGACAGTGGCCTGGACCGTTGAGCCCGACCCCCTCCACCCGGAGGAGGCCCTCGCCTGGTTCCGGCGGAGGCTCCCCCTCCCGGACCCCGAGTTCCGCGCCCTGCGGGAGGAGGCCCGGCGGCGGGCCTTCTGGGTGGCGGGCCTCGCCGCGCTGGACCTGGTCCAGGAGGTGATGGACGCCCTGGAGGAGGCCCTGGCCCAGGGGGAGCCTTTCCCGGAGTTCCAGGCCCACCTCTCCGCGCAGGTGCGCGAAGCCTGGGGGGAGGGAAGCCGGTGGCGACTCCAAACGGTCTTCCGGACCAACCTCCAGCTCGCCTACGGGGCGGGCCGGTGGAAGGCCGCCCAGGAGGTCCGGGACCTGCGGCCCTACTGGGGCCTGCAGGTGGTCCTGGACGGCCGCACCTCCCACATCTGCGCCCCCCTGGCGGGCGTCGTCCTCCCCGCCGACCACCCCTTTTGGCGCAACCACATCCCGCCCCTCCACTTCGGGTGCCGCACCGCCCTGGTCACCTACACCCGGGAGGAGGGGGAGCGCCTCGTGAGGGAGCCCCCGCCCCACGCGCCCCAGCCCGGCTTCGGAAGGCCGCCCACGGAGGACGAGTGGAGCCCCAACCCCACCGACTACCACCCGGAGCTCTGGAGGGCCTACGTGCAGGCCCTGGGAGCCTACGCGGGGGCGGTGGACCGGCTGCGGGGCCTGGCGGAGGGGCGGCTTGGGCCCGACCCCCGGGACGCCCTGTTCGCGGCGGGGGTGATGAGCCGGGCGCCCTTTAGCCGGAAGGCCGTCCGGCCCAAACCGGAGGAAAGGGAAGCTTTCGGCGACGAAAAGCGGCCTTCTTTGGAGCTCCACCTCCTACGCCGTCTCGCAGATGGGCAGCTGGCCCCCGGTATCTCCCCGGAGGACTACGAGCGCATCTGCCAGGAGGCGGCCCTGAACCGGGAGGCGGCCCTTCTGGCCTACAGCCGGGCCCAGGGTCCCGTTCTCGCCGCCCTGGTCCGGTCGGATTGGGTCGTGCCGGAGAGGCTCCGCGGCCCCGAGTTGTCCTCCCACCCCTACTTTCTCGTGGTATACTCCTTCCACAGCGGCACCCTGGCCACGGGCTACGCGGCGAGCGCCTTGTCTGAGCTGGACGTGCCGTGGAGGAGGGTTGTATGGCTGAGGAAACCTTCCTGGGTCGCCTGACCCCCCTGAAAATGGCCTACGCGCGGTGGTCCGGTTTCCCAGAGATGCTCATGCATCCCGAGGAGTACGACCCCGACGAGGTTCTCGCGGAGATCGAAGAGTTCTCCCTCATCCTTAACCACCTTTCCCGGGGCTACGCCGAGGACCCCGAGCGGGCTTGGGCTTTGGCCCGGGAGATCTACGCCCACCGGGACCTCCTGGCGCGTGAGTACATTGACCTGGGCGATTGGGAGTCCTTTGTCCGGAACCGGCTGAAGTTCCCCGCTGAGTCCGAACCCCCCTCGGAAAACCCCCCTACGACCGGCTGAGAGGCCCGGAAAAGGCCGCCTTTGGCCTGCCCCCTACCCTCTCTATCCCCCTGCCTCTCCCCCCGCCCCAAAAAGGCTCTCAGCCCGAAACTCGCCGCCCCATGTCGCAGAAAAAACCCGCTCCGGGAGGGCGTTCTCCTGGGTTTCTGACCAGGAATTTGAAGCACGCCGGCGGTCTAGACAGCCCCAAGGTCTTCCGCTAAGCTAGAGCTAAGGTGCCAAAGTGCCCCCCGGGGAAGCCCGGGGGGCTGGCCTTTTGGAGGGACCGACCGTGCGGATCATCTGGCCGCTTCAGCCCCCCGACGTGATGCGGGTGGACGCGGGCTTCTTGGACCCCGCCTATCCCGAGTGGCGCAGGAAGGCCGGGCTCCCGCCCGCCGAGCACCCCGGCGTGGATTTCAACCTCCGCTCCACCTCGGGGGACCAGGATTTGGGCTACCCGGTGGTGGCCGCGTGCGAGGGCCGGGTGGTCCACGCCCGCTTCCACCGGGTCTGGGGGAACGTGGTCCTCCTGGAGCACGAGCTTCCCGGCCTGGGCCGGTTCTGGACCCAGTACGCCCACCTGCTCTGGATGACCGTCCGGGAGGGGGACTGGGTCCTGGCCGGGGAGCCGGTGGGGAGCATCGGCAAGGGGGACCCGGCCCGGCCCTTCGCCGCCCACCTCCACTTTGAGGTGCGGCGCTCCCCCATCCCGGCGGACGCCTGGCCGGGGACGAACCGGGCCTATATTCAAGAGAACTACCTTGACCCGGTCCGGTTCATCACGCAGAACCACGCCCCCGCCCGACGCTACTACCGGCCTTCCGTGGTCCTCTTCGCCCCCACCCGCCGGGAGCTGGGGCCCGGGGTGGTGAACCTGGAGCGCCCCGACCTGGCGCAGATCGGCCTGCGTAAACCGTGATCAACGGAGCGATCTTCCGGCTCGGGGTCTATCTGGACCTCATAGACCGCTTGAGCAGCCCCCTGGGCCGCGTGCAGGACAGGCTGCGCCAGGTGGAGCTGGCCTCCGAGCGGGCGAGGACGAGCCTGGACCGCCTGGGGACCGGGGCCGCCCTGATGGGGGCGGGGGCCGCCCTGGCCGCCCCCTTGGTGCTGGCCACCCGGGCGGCGATGGGGTTTGAGGAGGCCTTCGCGGACGTGCGCAAGGTGGTGGACGCCCCGGCCCCGGCCCTCGCCGCCCTCCAGCGGGAGCTCCTGAACCTGACCCGCTACGTCCCCATGACCGCCCGGAACCTCACCGAGATCGCCGCCGCCGCCGGGCAGGCGGGCATCCCCGTGGTGGAACTGACGGAGTTCGTGCGGGACGCGGCCCGAGTGGGGACCGCCTTCGGCATCTCCGCCGCCGCCGCGGGGGACGCGCTCGCCAAGCTCCGGACCGCGCTGGAGCTCTCCCAGCCCCAGGTGCGGCTCCTGGCGGACGCGGTGAACACGCTTTCCAACAACCTGGCCGCCACCGCCCCGGAGATCCTGGACGTGCTCCGCCGGGTGGGGGCCACCGGGAAGCTCTTGGGGCTCAGCGGCCAGCAGGTGGCCGCCTTCGGCTCCGCCCTCCTGGCGGTGGGCACCGCGCCCGAGGTGGCGGCCACGGGCCTGAACGCCCTCTTCTCCCGTCTGGCCACGGCCTCGGCCCAGCCCAAGGAGTTCCAGCGGGCCCTGGGGGCCTTGGGCCTCACCGCCTCCGGCCTCCAAAGCGCCCTCAGGCGGGACGCGGCCGGGGCGATCACCGACTTCCTCCGCCGCCTGCAAGCGGTGCCCGACCGGATGGAGCGCCTGAGGCTCCTCTCCGGCCTCTTCGGCCAGGAGTACGCGGACGACATCGCCCGGCTGGTGGGCTCCCTGGCCACCCTGGATAAAGCCCTGGGTCTGGTGCGAAGCCCCGCCTCCTACGCGGGGAGCGCGCTGGAGGAGTTCCAGAACCGAAGCCGCACCCTCGCCAACGGGCTCGTCCTCCTGCGAAACGCGGTGGAGCGCCTCTGGATCGCCCTGGGCAACACCCTCCTCCCGGTGGTGACCCCGGTGGTGAAGGGGCTCACCGAGATGCTGAACCGGGTGGGGGACCTCCTGGACCGCTACCCGGCCCTCAGGGTGGCGGTGGTGGGGGCGGCGGCCGCCCTGGGCGGTCTCCTGGTGGTGGGGGGCGCGGCGGTGGCCGCCCTCGCTACACTCGGCTTCGCCTCCGCCCAGGCCCGGCTGGGGCTTTTGGCCCTGCAGGGCGGGGCGGCTTCCCTACTCCGCCAGCTGCGCCTCCTCTCCCTGGGCCTGGGCCTCCTTCGGGGGCAGCTCGCCCTCCTGGGGCCTTTGGGCCTCCTGAGGGCGGGGCTTTTGGGCCTCCAGCAGGCGAGCCTCCTCGCGGGCCGGGGGGTCCTCTTCCTGGGGCGGGCGGTGCTCATGAACCCGCTCGGCCTCCTCCTCGGCCTCCTCGGGGGGGTGGGCTACGCCCTGACCGCGGCCTGGCGGCATTCGGAGGCCTTCCGCCAATCGGTCTTGGAGACCCTGGGCGCCCTCCGGGCCGCCTTCGCCCCCGCCCTGGCCGAGTTCAGGGCCCTGGGCCAGACCCTGGCCGGCCTTTTCCGGCCGGTGGCCGGAGCGGTGGAGGCGTCCTTGGGGGCGGTTCCCGCGGTTCTAGACCGGGTCCTCTACGGGGTCTTCTACGGCCTGGGCTTCGCCTTCGGCCTCCTGCAGGGCCTTCTGGGCCGCCTGGCCCCCGTGATCGGGGACGGGCTCCGGGGGGTGGCGCAGGTGGTCCGGGGCGTGGTGGACGTGGTGGTGGGCCTCTTCACCCTGGACCTCTCCCGGGCGGTGGCGGGGGCCCTGCGGGTTTGGGAGGGGCTCCGTGCGATTCTCTCCGTGCCCATCCGGCTTGGGGGAGTGGTGTGGGACGCCCTGAAGGGGGGCCTGCAGGGCGCCCTGGCCTGGCTGCGGGGCCTGGCCGGGGCGTTCGTGGAGGCGGGGCGGGCCCTGGTCCAGGGCTTGGCTCGTGGTATCGCGGAGCTCGCCCTGGCCCCCGTGAACGCGGTGCGCCAGATCGGGGCGGACGCGGTGGCCCGCCTGAAGGCCGTTTTGGGCATCCGCTCTCCTTCTGCGGTCTTCGCGCGCCTGGGGGCGATGACCGCCCTGGGGATGGCCGTGGGCCTCCAGGGGATGGCCCCCAAGGTGCAGGAGGCGGCGGAGGGGCTGATGCGGGTGGGCTTGGAGCCCCTCAGGGTTCCCGTGGTGGCGGAGGCCCCCCGGCTTCCCGAGGTTCCCTCGCCCGCGCCCTCCGCGGCCCCCGGCCCGGCCCCGGCCCGGGGGGAGGGGAGGGTGGTCCAGGTGGTGCGCATAGAGCGGCTGGAGCTCCCCCAGGTGCGGGACGCGGAGGAGTTTTTGGAGGCCCTGAAGCGCCTCCTCCTCCCCTACGCGGAGGTCTGAGATGCCCTACCTGCGCTTCGCCACCGGCGACCGGCTCCGCCTGGACGGGGCGGAGATGCCCGGGGTGGTGACGGCGGTGGAGGTGGAGGGGGAGAACTCGGTGGAGAGCCTCCCCCGGGAAGGGATGGCGGGGGACGTGAAGGTCCTGCGGGGCTACCGCGACTTCCGGGTGCGGGTCTACCTCCGCCTGGCCGGAGCCGACCCCTGGCAGGAGGCGAGGGTGCTCCAGGCCAAGTTCGCCAAGAGCCGGACCGAGCCCATCGCCGTGGTCCATCCCCACCTCAAGGCCCGGGGGGTGGACCGGGCCCTCTTCGCCCGCCTCACCACCCGGGAGACCGGAGGGGAGGAGGGCCTCGAGGCGGTCCTGGAGCTCACCCAGGTGGAGCCCCGCGAGGCCGTGGCCGAGGCCAACGCCCGGGAGGAGGCCCGGATGAACGCGGCCCAGGGCCCCGCGGCCGGCCCGCCCTCGGGGAGCGCCCAGTCCGGGCGGAACCCGCCCAAGCCCCCAGAGCCTCCCCGGTACGTCCAGGCCTTCGTGGAGGGCCAGAAGGCGGGCCTCGCCCTTTCGGGAGGTGGCCGGTGAGCCTGGTCCACCTGCCAAAGCCTCAGACCCCCAAGGGGGTCCCGACCCACCTCGAGGTCTACGAGGAGGCCCACGTCATGTGGCGGTCGGCGGAGCTCGGGGGGCTCCCTCTCGCCCCCGGGGAGCGGGTGGAGGTGGACCTGGGGGGCCCCCTCTTCCAGGGGGAAATCCGGGGGACCTTGGAGGCGGCCCGCTTCCTGGCCTGGGGCCTCCCGGAGTGGCGAAGGCCCGTGGGCCCGCAGGGCTTCCAGGACGCAGACGCCCCCACCCTGGTGCGCTGGATCGCCGCCCAGGTGGGGGGGAGGGTGCAGGTCCAGCTCCCCCAGACCCAACGCCGCCACTACGCCCTCCCCCGCGCCCCCGCCTTCCACGCCCTCCGCATGGTCCTCTCCTCCTTCGCCCCGGAGGCGGTGGCCCACGAGCTGGACGGCGGGGTCCTCTACGTGGGCCCCCTGGAGGGAAGCCCCCACCGCTCCCGCCTCCACCGCCTGCGGGAGGAGGTGGCCCGGGTCCGGCCCCTGGGCGGGACCACCTACCTGCGGACCGCCCCCCTGCCCGGCCTCCGCCTCTACCAGCGGGTCCGCTACCCCTCCCGGCCCGTCTTCCGGGAGGGGGAAAGGCTTTACGAGGCCCCGGAGGGGGAGGGAATGGTGGTGGCCCACCGCCTGGTCCTCCGCCCCGAGGCCGCCTACCACGAGGTCTGGGTGAGATGAACGCCGACTCCCTGAAAAGCGCCCTCCGAAAGGTCATAGAGGCCCTCTGGCCGGAGCTCGGCCACCGCACGCACCTCCCCCACAAGGCCCGGGTCCTCGCCGTGCGCTCCAGCGGCGGCGCGGCCGGCCCCCCCGGGGAGGTGCGCTACAGCCTGGACCTGGAGCCCCTCACCCCGGACGGCCGCCCCGACCCCCGCCGCCCCGTCCTCAAGGACGTGCCCCTGGACGTCCCCTGGATCGGAACCCGGCGCGGGGTCTACGCCCTCCCCGAGGTGGGGGCGGTCGTCCGGGTGGCCTACTACGAGGGGGACCCCGCCTACCCCTACGTGGACGGGGTCCTTTCCGAGGGGAAGGAGGTGGCCCAGGTGGAGCCCGGCGAGTACCTGATCCAGCGGAGCCCCGAGACCTGGGTCCGCCTCCGCCCGGACGGGGAGATCCTGGCCCAGGCCGCCCCCGAGGTCCTGCTCCGCCTGGACCCGGACGGGACGGTGGAAATCCGCTCCACCCAGCGGGTGCGGGTGGAGGCCCCCCGGGTGGAGCTCGCGGGAGGGGGGCCCGCGGTGGCCCGCGTGGGGGACCAAATCCGGGTCTTTGGGGTGGCCCCGGGCACGGGCACGGCCACGGGGGAGATCGTCTCCGGCTCCTCCCGGACCTACTCAGGCTGAGCCATGTACCGCGACTGGAAGTGGCAGGACGGCGACATCCTCTTCTCCCCCCGGGGGGAGGTGGCCCTGGCGGAGGGGTTGGAGGTGGTCAAGCAGGACCTCCTCGCCCGCCTGGTGAGCCCCCGGGGCAGCCACTGGGCCTTCCCCGCCGAGGGCTCCGGCCTTTTGGACTACATCCAGGCCCCCCTGGACGACCTCACCCGGGCCGAGGTGGAGCTGGAGGCGGAAAGGATTTGCCTCCAGGACGCCCGGGTCCGGGAGGCCGCGTGCGCCTGGAGGGGGGACGCCCTCCACCTCTCCCTCCGCCTGGGCGAGGGGGCGGTGGAGCTCCTCCTCCCCTGGAGGTCCTAGATGCCCGACATGCCCGTTCCCACCTTGGAAGAGGCCGTGGAGGAGTTCCTCTCCCTCCTCCCCGAGGGCTTCCCGGTCCGCGACCCGGACGCCTACAGCGTCTTCGGCACCTACCTGCGCCTCGCGGCCCAGGTGGGGCTGGACGTGCGCGCCACCCTGCGCGCCCTCCTCCCCCAGCTCTTCGTGACCACGGCCACCGGGGAGTGGCTGGACGAGCACGCCCGGGGCCTGGGCCTCGTCCGCAAGGAGGCCCGCCCGGCCCGGCTCCGGGCCCGGGTGGCCGCCTCCCAGGAGGGGACCTTTCCCCCGGGGGCCCTTTTGGGCCTGGGGGAGCTCCGCTTCCGCGCGGAGGGCCCCTTCGCCCCAGGGGCGGAAGTGGAGGTGGTCTCCGAGGGGACCGGGGCCCGGTACACCCTCCCGCCCGGGACCCGCCTTTTCCCGGTCACCGTGGTGCCGGGGCTGGAGGGGCTGGAGGTCAGGGCGGTGCTGGAGCCGGGCCTGGACCGGGAGACGGACGAGGAGCTCCGCAGGCGGTGCATCCTCGCCTGGCCCGCCCTCTCCCGGGGGTCCACCTACCACGCCTACCTGAGCTGGGCCCTGGAGGACCCGGAGGTGCGGAAGGCGGCCGTCCTGGACGACCATCCCAGGGGCCAGGGGACGGTGGACGTGATCGTGGCCCCCGACCGGGGCCTCCCCTCGGCGGAGCTCCTCGCCCGGGTCCAGGCCCTTTTGGAGGAGCGCCGCCCCCTCACGGTGAGCGTCCTCGCCCGCCCCCCGAGGCCCCGGGTCCTGGACCTCACCCTCCGGCTCCACCTCCTCCCCAGCGCCCCGCCCCCGGAGGTCTGGGCGGAGCGGGCCCGGCTCTTCCTCCACCGCCTGGACATCGGCGAGGCCTTCTGGCCCTCCCGCCTCATGGACGCCCTGCACGACGAGGGCGGCCTCCTGGCGGTGGAGGTCCTCTCCCCGGGGCCCGTGGCCGTGGACCGGGACGAGCTGATCGTGCCCGGCGAAATCTCCGTGGAGGTGGCCTAGATGGACCTGCGGGAGGCCGCCTTCCAGCACCTCCTCTCCCTCCTCCCCCCGGGCCGCCGCCCCCGGGAGGGCGGGGCCGCCTGGGGGGTGCTGTGGGCCCTCGGGGGGCTGGAGGCAAAGCTCCTCCAGGAGTTCTTCGCCCTCCTGGCCGAGGCCTTCCCCCACCGGGCCTCCGAGGAGGGGCTCGCTCAGCACGGGAAGGCCCGGAGCCTGGGGCGGTACAACGAGACCGCCGCCGCCTATGCGGCCCGGCTCACGCGGGCGATCCCGCTATGGCAGATGGCCGGGACAGTATCCGGTGTTTTGGCCTGGCTGGAAGCCGCCGGGTACGACGCCTACATCTACGAGCACTACCGGGACGACCCCGCCATCTGGGCCGAGTTCTCTGTGTGGCTTTGGCCCAAGGTGGCCGCCTACATCACGGACCGTTGGGACGACGGGCTAGGGGCGTGGGACGACGGAACCCCGTGGGACTATCAGCTCTCGGCCGCTGAGCTGAGCCGCATCCTGGCCATCTTAAGGGAAGCAAAGCCCGCCCACGCCAAGGCAAGGTCCATCTACTACATCCCCGGGCCTAAGGACGTCTGGGATGCCGGGGACACGTGGGATGACGGTGCTGTTTGGAACCCTGAGCCGGTAGCGATTGCATAGGAGTTGACACTCCCACGGATAAATCCGTGAGATTCTTGGTTCAACGAGGACTGCCTACGATGTGCAGGTCTTACACCCTCTCCCCAAGCGTGACTTCCCGTGTGCCCCACGGTAGTTTGGACGTTTATGCACGTCCGAGGTCTACGCTACAGGTTTTACCCGCCCAGCGCTTCGTGGGCGGAACCCCTTACCCGTACTCTCAAGGACCCCGGAAACTTCAGTTTCCAGGTGCAATTCTAGCACAAACCGGGCCACGTGGGGGTTTCTACATCCCACCCCTAAAGGCGGTGGGCCTTGAAACCCCCACACCCCCTTGCTGGAAGCGAGGTAAACCATGCCTGAGAACCTGACACCACAGAACCAATGGGAAACTCAATTCGAGGTACCCTTGCCGGGTGAACCCCGAAACATCGGGCCGCTTAAGACGCTCTTCCAGCGCCTGCTGAACCGCACTCAGTGGCTCAACAGCAACTTCTCCGCCCACCGCACCGCTGCCACCTTGGATCACCCGGATGGTTCGGTGACCACGGCGAAGCTAGCCAATGGGGCAATAAACATGGCCAAGCTAGCTTCGAGCATCCTAGGCCAGCCCAACGGCATTCCATATTTGGATGGAAGTGGCGCATTTGCTGCCAGCAATGCCTATCTAGACCGGGGTTCTATCAACTTTGATAGCGTAAACTGGAATACCCTAACGGCTACCGGCATTTACAGCATAGTGAACGCTGGCAGCGGGGGTTCCAACCAGCCCCCAGCCAGCTACAAATGGGGGGTTTTGCTGGTGACCCAGCGCACCGGCAACGATTACATCGTGCAGCTCTATTTCCCTCATAGTAATGACCCGTTCATTTACTACCGGGTCTGGTATGAGACCGGTTGGGCTCCGTGGAAAAGAGCCGGGGTACTTTACGGCTCCAACTCCAACGGGAGCTACGTCCGGTTGCCGGATGGGACGCAGATTTGCTGGGCATCGCATTCAGACGCTTCCTATGGGTCTACCATTACGAATACCATCAACACCTACGTGGTTTACAAGTTCAGAACAAAAACATGGACGTTTCCAGCGGCTTTTACATCGGCCCCAACAGTGCTGCACAACGGCGACGTGAGCGAAACTACGGGCTTTCCGGAAACGTTCGGCGTGTACAACGTGAACACATCCCAATGCCAGCTAGAAGCTGGTCAGGTGGGGAGCGCATCTAACCCACAGATAGCAGCATCATTTACCATCGCCATCGGGAGGTGGGTGTGATGATCCACATCCGCTACAGCCCCCAAGCCGCTCTTCCAGGGCAATCTCTGGCCTACACTTGGACGGGGCGCATTCTCACAGCCCGGCTGGAGCCCCAGGGCCTGGAGGAGGTCTTTGACCTCTCTACCCTCCAGCCTGGCGACGAGGTGACTGGAGTAGAACCCGAAACCCTGCCCTTCTCCCCGCTCATCTCCGCGCGAGTGGATGAAGACGGCGACCTGCACGTGGCCCTTCTTCGCTGGTACGAGGGGGAGGAGCCTACGGAACTCGAGGAGGTACTCGATGGCTAAGCTTCGCATCAAAACCCAAGCCGACCGCCTCGCCGAGGCGTGGGCGGCCCTACGCGCCGAGCGGGACAGGCGGCTCGCTGAGAGCGATTGGGTAGTGGCTAGGGCCTACGAGCAGGGCGAGCCTGTCCCTGAAGCGTGGGCAGCCTATCGGCAGGCTCTGCGCGACCTTCCGGACACGCTCACGGACGAGCAGGTGCTGGCCTGGTATGAGGGCCGGGGTGAGGTCCCCTGGCCCACTCCTCCCCAGGCTCCCTAGACCACCCTGCCCCTTTTCCTGCGCCCGTCCCGGCCCAGGTAGCCGAGGGGGTCGGGGCGGGGGGCGGGGATGCGACTAACCTAGCCTGCTAGCTTTGCGCTAAAGTCCTCTTCGCATAAACGCTCAAGTTACTGACGCAGAAAATGACTGAACTCAGTCAAACTGACCTGGAAAATGACGGAAAAACTTGCTTAAAGCGTGACACGTGACACCTGTCTGGGATAGCACCTCGCGCAGGGGCATGGTCTTCGTCTAGCCCAGGGCCGG